GTCTGATCATCTTCTTAGCATATCTAGTCATGAGACCTTTTCTTGGAGTGAAAGTCTCAGGATCGTATACTAGAGGAGTCATCATCAATGGTACATATGGAGAATATACAGCACCTGCTTCTAGGAACTGAGAACCTCTGTATCCTAATAGGATGATGTTTTCAGTCATATAAGGGTTTTTGTATACTTGGAATCTGTTCGCTAAAGAACCGATTTTCTGTACGCCCATTGCAAACTTCTCTTGGTTACCGTCAGTACTAGCAGCGTATCCAGGAATTGATTCTAGGATAGTTGCAACTGAAGGAGAACAACTACGAAGTTAGCTCCACCTCTTAGAGTTTTTTGGTGAATCTTGTTAGATACTTTTTGTAGTTTAGTACCTAAAGTTTGGAACCACTGTCCTTGAGTGTTGTAGAAATCAGAAGTTGAAGTAGACCAAGCTGATCCATCCCATACTTTGTTGTTTTCTGCACTCCAGTGCTCAGTTGTTCTTGCACCTGCGATCAACATATCTAGGATCTCAAGATCGATTTCCATTGAAATGTACTCACTTAATAGTGAAGTCAATTCAGCTTCTGCATCGATTGAGTGATATGCGTTAAGATCTTGTGCAAATTCTGGTGTCCATTGCGCCTTTAGCTTTCTTGTCTTAGCAACGATAGCCTCAGATTGCAATTGAACATCGATTTCTGGGATAGTGATAGAAGTATCTACTGCCGCAGTTGAATCAGCCTCAAAGTCACCTCTTGTGTTATCAGTTGGTTGTTTGTGGTATTTGATTTGCTCGTTAGCACCGTTTGATACTACACCAGCTGCAGTAACGAATACGATATTATTACCGTCTACTTTAGTATACTGAGCGTAAACTGAACCAGAAGATAGTCTAAATGCTCTTACTCCTTCTTCGTCGAAGTTAGGAATAGAAGATTTAGCGATAGTTACAGTTTCCAATGCTCCGATATCTACTCCTACTTCGTAGTTAACAGATCCAGATCCAGCAGCAGCAACAGTAGCAGCAGCTTCAGATCCTAATACTTGGTTGATAGAGTATCCGAATTGACCAGCGCCGTAAAGACCACCAGCAACATCAGTATCTACTCCCATTTTAGAAGCACCGTCAGTTACGTTACCGTACATGTTGTCTCCGTCAGTTCTACCGTTAGTAGTAGTACCGTATTTAAAGTCTAGGTAAAATACTAGACCTGAAGGAAGTGACATTGGTTGTACACTTACAAAGTCTTGCGCTACGATTTGAGCGAAAACTTTTGTTACAAGTGGTAAAGCTACACCTGCCCACTGCTCACCAGCACCAGCTGTAAAGCCAGTTGATGTACCAGAAGCACCAGTGTTGTTTGCTTCAGCAACGATTTGTTTTGCTTGGTTTTCCAAGATCATTGCCATGTTATTTTTGGCTTTTTCATCTTCGATACCTTCTAACAAACCAGAGCCATTCCACTTTTCAGCCAATCTAGCAGCGTCTGCTTGAAGGCTTTTAAAGCTATTTGAGCTTTCTAATAGTTGATTGATTTCCATGATAATTTAAAATATTATTTAATAATTCCAGCTAATTTTTGCATTCTTTGAACCGCAGAAGATACTTCGGTAATTACTTCTGGCTTACTTGCAGTAGTACCAGTTGCTTTAGAAGCACTTCCTTTGTGTTCTTTAATTGTAGTCTCTTTTTTCAAAACTACGTTATCGCTAACAGTTTCAAAAACAAGTTTAACTTCTTTAACAGTCTCTGCTTTGTCGAACGCAGCAATGATGTTAACTTTTTGTGACTCGCTTAAGTTGTTAGCTTTGAAAATTTTGTTGACGTAGAGCAACTTAGAATTAAGAAGATTTACTTCGTTAAGTTCGTTTCTCAATGTTTCAATAGTTTCTAGAGCTTCCTCAAGTTCGTTTGAAGTTTCTTCCTTGATAGTGTCGTTAATATTCTTCTCTTTAGAATCAGATTCAGCAGGTACTTCGTTAGCCGCAGGACCTTCTGCAGCTTCTTCAACTGCTTCTTCCATTTCATCTTCTTTTTTACCTTCTTCCATTTCTTCTTCGCTTTCGCCTTCTGAAACAGCTTCTAGTTCTCTAATTAACTCATCAAGGTCGATTTCTTCGTCACCTTCTTCTCCACCAGCTAGAGGATCACCCTCTCCTGGTTCTTCTAAATCTGCACCAGCGTCCATATCGTCGGCAGGTAATTCAGCGTCTAGTTCAGCTTCACCACCACCCATTTCTTGGGCGATAATATCTCTGATCATGTCTTTGAAGTCACCTACTGATAGATCTTTTAGATCTTCATCTTCTGCTGGCTCATCTTCGATTTCGTCTTCTACCTCCTCAGGAGCTTCTTCTCCTTCATCGTCGGCAGCTTCTTCGCCATCTTCTTCAGCTTCCTCTGCAGGAGCTTCCTCTACTGTTTCTTCTGCGGTTACTTCAGTTGATTCTTCTACCTCTTCTTCAGTTTCGTTTACTGCTACTTCGTCGACTTCTTTGTCTTCCATCTCTTGTAGTTTAGCAGCTAACATATCCTTTAGATGAGGAGTCAAAGACTCTTCTAAAGCTTCCTTAGCGTTAGCAATAGCGGCTTCTCTTACAGATTTAGCTTCAGCAATAGCTTGCTTGAATAAA